ATCATCATCTACTTCAGCATAATTAACATAAAATACATACCCAAGATTACTTCCATCTGTATCAGGGGCTATCTGAACTCCATCATTCTTAACCCAATAGACAGGACTTATAGCTGTGGATTTCTTTAAACTTGTAGTATCATTTGCCCATTTGGACTCAGATAATGATATTTGCTTACAACTATATTCATTTCTTTGAACATCTATAATAGAATCATTTTCAATAGGAATTGCACTTCCATCATTAGATGACGAAGACCTATTCACCGCAAATGGTAATAATTCTTTAGGGACACTTGCCACTACAAACTTCTGTGCAGATACAATGAACTCATCAGAAGCTCCGTGAGCAGCTACACCTGTGATTGATACTATTTCAGTTGATATGTCTGTTGTTGCCATATTTATTCCAGTTCAAAAGTCAGGGAAGAGTAACCACCTTCATAAAAAAGGAGGAAAATAAAAGCAGTTTCTCCCCCTGACAAGTATTTAAAATAGTAGTATAGGGAAGTATCGAGCCTCCCTATACTTGAATCTTTATACCGTGCTATTACCTCACGATTTTCAGATTTTAACGAACTTCACTAACCTGCGTTAATCACTGCAACACTAGCTGGGTTTGCATGAACAGTTGTTAATACACAACTTGCACACCAAGCTTTATCGTCAACAGCTGTAAACACAACGTAGTCACCAGATGTTCCGCCAAGAGTCGCGCTATTACTTACAAAGTCAAAGTTATCATAGCTACCTGGGGTTGCAACAGCAGTCGCATAGGGGACGTCTTGAATTTCTGATTGGTCTTCAGTGGTTGAAATCAACCTGACTTGACCAAAGAAACACTCTCCACTAGCGGCTACCACTGTCATTCCAGCTGTAGCGTCGATGCCAATTATAACTCTAAATTGTAGCCCAGCTTCAGCAGAAGGCAACGTTAGCTCAACGTTTGCAACGTTCATAAGAACAGTAGTACCTGATTGAGATGCAGTCAACGTTGTTGCAGCATCCAATATGATAGCACTACTTTTCCCACGATCAATCGCATTGTCCGCTTTGTTTTGACCATACATAGGATTAGCCATTATCTATAGCTCCTATTAAGACCAATAAGCGTGGGCTTCAGGCATTTGCCATTCCATCCCAGCTTCAGTCTGGATTAGGTCAACTCTGCGGTCAACGCCACTATTCTCAAGCGTTTGAACTCCAACATAGATAGAAGTATCACGATTTAAACCGTTACCAACAAGAGGTCTGTATGCACAGTATCTCATGTTGACTCCAATAAGTTTAATCGAGGACTTATCTAAGTGAATATTACGTACAACTCTCATGTCACCATAAGGAGTACTAATAACGTTAATATCAACACCAAATGCTTTGGTTTTACCAGTTAAAGCCATATTAGCTCTACCGTAACCAGCATCATCAGGAGCTGAATTTCCAGGTCCAATCATACCAAGATTGTTAGCCATATATCCACTGAGCTTATGCAACCAATTATAAGTTGCAGTATCACAGAAGAATACAGTAGCGTTAGCATTGTTGTAACGAGGATCAAGGAATTTGCTTAAATCATCAAGAAAATCATCTTGAGTCTTAGTAGCATGTGTCAATGAGAAAACATTTCCATAACTGGAAACGAAATCAATTGCTCCTTGAGTATATTGAACATCGCTTACAGAGGCTTGTGAGCCAAATAATAAAGCAGTTTCAATATCCCACTTGTGTTCAATCAGCTTTTCACGCCAAATTCGAGCGAACTCATTCGGTTCATACTTTAGTACGGTAGCACGAGTCGTGTTATCCATAGCTATAGCAGTTTTGAAAATCTGAGTCAGGCCAAAACCAGTCGTAAAAGGTTGATCTTTCCAAGTTTCAGGGTATCCAGTACCTTGGCCATGAGCACTACCTACAACGTAAGTTCTAAATAGTTCTAATGTATCAGAAATGCTTTGGTCGTGAACAGCTGCATCGTCTGTGGCTTTACCCCAGCCGACGTCGTCACTAGTCCAGCCAGCTAAGTAGACATAACCACTTGCGGCTGCTTTTACAACTTCGCACTCTAACAGTACACATTCCCTACTATCTTTAGTAAGAGAACCTGTTACAGTTTTAATTCGACCAAGGATATATCCTCCAGCAGCGGCAGCCGAAGCTCCACCACCATCAGTACTTGACAACGGCACTCTAATTACCTGATCTGGTAAGAAGAAAGCGGGTCTTGTACCTGAGGCACCAACGTCGATTTTGCCTGTTGATTGTCCCTGAACGTTTTGCATATTCCCAGCAGATTCATAGTCAGTTGACATATAAACCTTGAAAATATCTCCAGTTGAAGCAGCGGCAGGAGTGCCACCATCATTATACATAGTAAAATCAGCGTCACCACCGGTGCCACCTAATACATCTGTATTATCATTTTCGATCCAACCTGAGACGTAAGCATAACGTTTATGGTAAGAAGGTCGTCTTTCAGTAAACTTGAACTCTGGATCGTCAGTTGGCTTCTTAGCTATTTTAGATACGAATCTAAAGAAAGGGTCCTGTGCGATGGCTAATTCAGAGACACGGTCTCCAAAATTATACCTTCGCCTAAGATCACCAGTATCTTTAGATGTACCATCAGACCAAGACGCAACATCAGAATAGGTTCCAAGTGTAAAAATATCAGACATTTATTTACCTTTAAGTTAACAATTAAGACTTTTAATTATTATAAACTAAAAGCCTGTTCCATTTCCTTATCTATATCTATGAGTGAGTTAAACACTCGGTCGTCATTCGACCCAGGAGATGAACTACCACTAGAGCCTGATGAAGCTGCTGAAGAAGGTTTTTCACGAACTTTCTTCATTTGATCCATCATCTCGCCTTTTGTATTCTGAGCTATTTTATTATCCTTCTTGCCTTTATTCATCAAGTAATAAATATCATCGTAAGTTAGAGGCCTCGATTGTGCAAATTGCACAACTTGTTGAAACTGATCATCGCTTAGTTGATGTCTACTACGAAAGTCCTGTTCCGCAGAAATGCGTTGACTTTCTTCTTTTGACTTCTCGGCAAACTGACCAAGACGTTTTTGCACTACACCATCAATGGTGGAATTCAATAACTTTCCTGAGTCAGAATCGGGATTATCAACAGCTTCGTCATAATCAAAGACGAAGTCTTCGTCTAGTCCTAGTCTTTCCTTGAGATTTCCAGGTGTTGAACCTCCGCCCTCATAATATCCCTTAATATGAGATATTAAATTAGGGTCTTCTCTCATGTCATCTAAGATAGGCGTATAAGGCTCAAGTTCATCCAGTCTGCCTTTCAGCTTCGTGGCCTCTCTGCTTGAATCCTTATACCTTTTTTCGTAATTGTGACCTTGTTTATCGACTGATTCTTCGCGAGGGCTATCGCTAGCCGTTACGCTGTCGCGTTGGACGGTCTCCCCAACACTGTCTAGTACAGCACCATTGACTTGTCTATCTAACTCATTAAAGAATTCAGATGAAGACATTTCTTGAGTTTCGGAGCTGTTATCTTCTAACAGGTTATCGTTTTGCTCTTGTTGCAGTGCCATAATGTACCTCCATTAATTTAACTGCGTTTAGTTATACCTTTCAACTAGTATTTTCTGTTGTTTTTGATTTATTTTTCATTAAGCTACGTAAATACTTTTGCTGAGCTTCAGTCTCAAGTACATCTTTCCTCACTTCAGTATCAGCTGTTCTAACTTTATCTTTTATTCCAGCTTGGACAACTTGTCTTGACAGTGTCTCAATAGTACCATCACGATCTTTCAGCTCTTCAGTAATTTCCTCTAGTTGCTGCTTAAGTTGAGCATATACACTTTTCCTACGTATAATCTGCTCTTTATTTCTTATATCTGTTTCAGCTAACATTGCTATATCATCAATAAGACCTGATTGGAACCACCTAAAGTATTCTTCAATCAAGGCCCATCTGTTAACTGGTTGTGTAGAACCTCCAACATATCTTACATCAAATTTACTTGAAGCATAGTCATTCCACCTATTCATTACATCACCAAAATCATTATATATAGGAACGTTAATTTCAATATTCTTTTCACCATGTCCGCCTGCTTCAGGCTGAACTATCCTAAATACTTTGTGAGCCGTATATGTATTCTGAGCTGTTTCCATAAAGATTTTACCTAAATGTTCTAACGCAGGTTCCATTATAGTCTGACTCCAAGCTTTTATTCTCCTAGTACCATACTCATCTAAAGCGAGCATTCCTCTATATGTTTCATGCTTTTCAGATTCTACACCTTGCATAGCCCCTGGTATTCCTGATATATATTCTATATCTTGTTTTCCCTGTTGAGTTATACTAAAGAAAGCTGAGTTAAGAGGCAAAGGTTGTACTGGAGTTGGAGGAGTAAATCCTTGTCTAAATTTTAATAAAGCACCTGGTGAAGATGAATATTTCTCCCATTCATCCTCAGGTACTGATCCTTCCTCATAAAGCCATCTTAGATTAGAACTTAAATTAGCATTATGAAGCATTATCTGATGAGATTTATTTATTTCTTGCTGTTTACCTACAAGAGGAGTAACTGCACTCATAGCATATGGAGTTCCTGTATAAGTATATGGAAATGGAACTATTGGATAATCAGTATTAGCTAAATAATGCTCATACAATAAAGTATCCCCTACAACACAAGTAACCTTTACTCTTGTATCATGAAATTTTACTAAATCAACAACCGCAGCTGCAAAATCTTCATTATTTATAAGAGTTTTATACTCATCCTCACTAACAACCTTATTCTCAACTTTAGATACTTCCTCAGTAACCTGAGCTTCCATAGCTGCTTGCTGAGATTCTATTGCTTGCTGAGTTTCTTTCTGAAGTTTCTCTAATTCAAGCATAGCCCTCGACTCAATAATCTCACCATTATCTAAGGCCATTCTAATCCCAAGTTCTTTTTCCTCGGCTGCAACAGTTAATTCTTTTACAATAGAGTCCATTCTTTCCTCGACCATACCATTGATACGATCCATTTCCTCAGGACTTGGAGGAACTTTCATAAATATATTATAAAATGGTAGTTTTTCTCTTGAATACAATTCATAAAAATCTATTATATCATCATCTTTACCATCAGATAAATAAGCTCTTGAACCCATATCTTCAAACTGAACACTTTCAGATGACGCAATATCCCTTAAACTAGCAGAACCAAATTGGTTAACTGACCCTGAAGATTTCTTTATCTTAGCTTTATGATCTGGGAGTAGATTGATTAAATGATTCTTAGGTAAATCTTTCTTTACTACAATATAAGACGCGTCCCTAAATAGAAAATCACGACTCATAGGATCAACATATACATCAAAAGGTTCAATACGTTTAAAAACAACTTCTCCCATACCTCTATCTTTATCAGCATCAATATCAACCATCATATATCCAATACCTTTAGTAAAGGAATCTTGAACTACTTGTGAAAATAGAGACTTACCATTTGATATATACCAACAATAAGAAGCTATATCAGAGTGAACAGCCGCTATATCAACATCAGAACCTTCAGTTCCTACAGCCTGCCACCTCGGGCTATTTGCAGTTACAAAGAACTTCATCATCTCAACAGCAGGAGTTATCCTATTAATAATAAAATCAGGCATCCCAGCTTCTTGTAAATCATCTTTTTCCTGAGCTGTTAACTGGTCATTAAGATAAAAGTCATATCCCCTTTGATTAATACTTCTCCATTTTTGCCTTTCATTAGATGCAGCTTTCTGCCACAGTTCTCTAACTGATTCAGCTTTCTTCTTATTACTTAATCTAGCCATTATTTTACTCCTAAAGGATTATCTTGTTGTAACATATTCCCCATAGCCACATCTTCAGGTAACCCTCCAAACAATTCTTTCCATTTTTTATTCCGATCTTCCAATTCGACTTTTCCAGAATACCTTTTATGAAAACCCTTTGTCACCACATCCTTACCACTAAGATACATTCCAATTGTATTTTTAAAAGTACCAGCATTCATTTTAGTAGGTCCAAGGTTATACATGAAATCTGCAAGACCATGTTTCTGCCTATCGGATATCTTACCCCAATCAAATCCTCTATTCACAGCATATCTCTCAGCCTGATTTAATGATAATTCGGCTGAATCTTTAAGAGCTTTTTCAGCCTCTACTTCACTCCAAGATGTTCCTCCAACCCAAATATTTATCGGTTTCTTACTCCAACTAACCTTTTTCGTCTCAAGTCTTCCTTTTTCTCCAAGATCATTTTTACTAATCAATTTTCCATATCCAATAGTCCAATTACCAGATACATCCTGATAAGGCACATGTTTCTTTTCACCAGAACTGACATCTTTTTTAGTCACACTACCCTCAACATCTTTTAAATAACCAGTATACTTTTTCATCCAATCATCAGGTGGCATATATTATCTCTTTTTACCAAACTTAAAATCAAGAGGAACAGATATTCCAACATTCCAATCATAATTACGAAATCCGTGGCCTGACCTCCTTCTTTCATAGTCACCACTAATCGTAGCTTTTCCTACAGGAAATGCAAAACTACCTTTAGTAAATGGATTAGCTTTAAAAGATTCTCGACCACTACCAGAAAACTGCATACCTAAAACATCATATATAGACTGCATATAATCTAAATCACTTTGCAATCCAGGGTCTTTCTTTGAAGATGATGATCCAACAACTTTCATTTTACCAGATGGGTACCTATTCCTAGTCACCTGACTCCACATCGAACTTGTTTTTTGATATCCACCATCTAAAGCCCTACTCTGAGCTAAAGCTCTCATCTCTAAACTAGGACTTGTAGAAAAAGAAGACCCAGGGTATGATGTAAATGTTCTTGGACTGTTATTTCCGTTTGGCATTATGCTGTAATCCAGCTTTTAGCTTTACGCTTTGGTTTATACCACTTCCTTTTATCATCATTTTGTTTCATATTTGGAGGAAAAGCGTGTACTGTTGAATAATAAAGTGATTCAATTGTGTCATCATGAGACATTTTGGGGCCGAATGTAATGATTTCATTGATTAAATCAAACATATTTGTTCGTAAAAAGACTGTTCCCATACTAAAACGACCTGAAAGACCTGAATATATGCGATTTCTCTTGTTTTGGCCACCTGGTTTCTCAGGAATAACTGATATATCGAACCTATTTAGTCTACGTCTTTCATCATTCATAGCCTGAAATATACTTCTGTTCATAGCAACGTCTTCAACAGTTGCAGAAACACAATTATACTTACCGTACAAAGAAATAATGTAATCAACCACTCCACTACGACCAATAATAGCCCCGTTACTCGGGTCTTTTGACCCAATAGTCGGAATAGACCTATGCCTTTCATACTCAAGTACATAGCAATTATTATTAACATCAATAGCGACAACCATAATAACGCTAAAGTCAGCATGCTTTGTATCAATATCTGTGGCAGGATCACAACCGATGAAAATATTGACTGGGACTTCTTGGGTATCAAGTCCACTATCAATAACTATATAATTAATATCATCTTCATTTTTATAATAACCTTCCCAATATCTTATATGTTTTCTTGTCCATACAGCATCTTCTTCACTCATCACTTCCATCATATACTCTTGATAGAACTTCTGAGGCTGACCAGAGTCAGCATAAAACTTTTTCTTCTCCTTTAACTTTTTACTGGGAAAGAATGATGCCCAGAGAGGTGTTCCATCTGATTGCAGTGCTTTATATGTAATTACATTCCAGGCAAATTCCTTCCCATCTTTAGTAGCTTTCGCATGCTGAGTAAGCAAATTGTTAATAAAGGAATCATAATGTACGGGAGTGCCATTAACACGGAGCCTACCAGTATGAGGCTCGAGAGCAGGATAAACAACGGCAGTGACAAGATTCGCATTTTTATCACGTGCTTCCCTCGTAATTGTATTTGCCTCATGTTCAAAATCATCTAACACTATCAAGTCATATCTCTTATGAAGTTTCGCTCCCCCACGAATACCAGCCACATTAGACTTGCTTATAAGTTTACAGCCATTTTGAAGCTCTATGTCTTCTTCTGTCCACTTATTCCCTCTTGTGGCTCCAAAATAGTACTTTATTCTTTCATTATAGTCAAGGTGATGTTTAATATAATCCATATTTCCTACTGATAGCTTCTGAGTAGCAGAAACCCAAGCATAAAATAAAAAGTCATCACCACCTTTACAAAACAAAAAATCCTTTAATATAGAAGCTTTAGTCAATACAGTCTTCCCATGACCTCTTGGAATAATAATAGCTGTCTGCTTTACCTCTTTATTATCTATAATATCAGCTATCTCATAATGAAAGAAAGGAGTCTCACTACGATTAAAGTCTTCAGGGAGAAATAGTTTACCAAATGATATCAAATCTTTGCTCGCTAGCATTAATGCTTTCTCAGCATCTGACATAGATTGACTATTTACGTTCATTATTTATATCTCTTATCTCAAACTCGCTTTTTAATTTAGACTCATTCGCACCTTTAGTGAAAGTTACAACAGAATCTACACAACCTTGAATATATGATTTCGCTTCTATTGTTGTATCAAAAGACCTCATTAATGCATCAGTTCCATCCACTTTCATCTTTTTCCAAAATACTAAATATCTTCCTCCATAGTCCATTATCTTTTCCTCCCTCCTTGACCTACATATTTTCGATACCTCTTTTTAGTCCCTCTGCCTGAACCTTGTCTTGTCTTTTTGATCTTTCTTCTTGATTCTCTATCTAATGATGAATCTCTGTCGTTCTGATATGAACTCACTAAGACACACTCCTCATCTGTGTATTGTAATTACTAATATTTCTTTTACCTCTTATATAAGGAGTCTCACACTTCTCACATTTATAAACTGGGAACTTATTAGCTGAAGTTAAATAAACAGAACTTGTCTCTTGCAAGTGCTTACTTCCACACGTAGGACATATATCATCTTCCATTAATACTCCAAGATTAGGATGGTTACGAATATAAGGTCTTATCTTCAAATACAAATCCTCTAATCCCATTACATCATGCCTATTGTATTCAACCATTTCTTCTAATTTTTCTGGTATACCAGCTTCACAATCTACCCATAGTTGGAAATCAGTTTGAATCTTATTCTCAAGTTTGAAATATTTCGTTAAGAAATCTTGTTTATATGAAGGAGCAAAGAATTCTCTCCTTGCAACCTTTAAAGTATCAATAATCTTAAAAGGACTTGGAGGTGCCATACCTTGTGAAATGAATCGCCAACGGAGTTTTCTTAAGTCGAACCTATCTCCGTTATGACCAACAACTATATCTGCTTCATCTAATAACTTATGGATTGACTTCAGTATTCTTTTGTCATCTCTATTCTTTGATTCTTCTGGGGTTACAACATCTGACTGGACATTTTCATCATATAACCATTTAGCAGCCCAGCTAATTATATATTGATGCTCTGTTATTTGATAATGCTGAATATATTGTTTATAAGTTCCCCATCCTACAAAGTGATAAAAACTTGTTTCTACATCAAACAACAGTATTTTAGGTAGTTCACTTTCCTCATAGTCAACAGGCTTTTGAAAGTATTTACCACATGAATAACACTCATACCTCTGTTGATCTCTCCTAATACCTTTCTTCCTACCGTAAGTACTCACGCAATAAGGACAGCAAACCATATCATTCTCCTTCTTTTATATTATTTTCTTCTATCTCTTTCGGCCTTTCAGCAGCTACTAATTGATCTGGTTCAAAACCACTGAACAGACCTATGATACCTTGTTCCTTCTGTTTTATAGTAGTAGTCCCTATGGTACCTATAGCTTTTCCTAGCTCTTTCGTAGCATTCAATACAATATGATCCTCTGGAGAACTGTCTGCTAGACATTTAAACTTCTCGAGCACATACTCATGGTCAATTCCCATTGTTTTTGCTACATCAACTACTGACTTTTCTACTTCTTTCATAACTCTCTCCTGACTTAAAAGGATCGCCGCTTTCTTTTCAGCTTTATACGAACTAGTCTCACTGAACGCATCCATATAGCTTTTAACCGCCCCCAGACCAACTGCAATATTAGTCGCAAATATCTTTTCTTTTTTTGTTGGTAACTTCCGTTTATAAACCTGTTTTCTTGTATCTTTAATGGATTTTGAGAACGTGTACCTATTTTTGTGCCCGGAAAAATCAGTATCCATATACGTTTTAGGAAGACATAGAAACGAACCAACAACAGTGCGCACATAATTTTTACAATATTTGTAGTTTCTTCTGTCATTAGGGTGTTTTATAGGTGCTGATTTGAGTATTTGGACAATACGACTGTCGTCACTCCATACCCAGTCACCTTCTTTAGATTCACGCCAGTTTTTTAGAGGAGTCTCATTCGGGTGGTCATTATAAAAATCACTTATATGGTCATATACGCAATGCTTAACTCCCTTTATTTTTCGATATTCCATAATATCTAGTTCGGCATCACCACACCATCATAACTTGACAGCTCTTTTATTTGTAAAGCTAAATTATCAATTAAATATTGTACTGGCAATGGTATATCATAGATAACACCGTCTATTTCTATAGGGATCATATCTTCGTCAGGATTATTTGATATCTGCTTCAGAGCTTTCTCAATATCTTCCTCACTAAGGTCGATTAATGAATCTATAACATCTGCCATGGTGACGAATATTAATATAAAAAGACATACGAATCAAGGTATTTACTCCCCCCTCCTATAACCTCCCCCCTTAAAGCTATATGCTCTACCATAAAGCCCATAGGCCCATATAATATATAGTACAGTATATATAGTACAGTATATATAGTACAATAGAATTTATGACACAATATATGAAATGACCAAGTGAATCTTACAAAAATTATAGGATTTTGATGTACAACCATATTTGACTTCAATACAAAAAAGATGGATTATGGAAATTCATCTTTTAGTTGGATTTGATTCCAGCGACAAACCTATTTACTTTTGAAAGGAGTAAATCTAATGATTATAATGCACAACTTCGGTGATGGAGACCGTGTCACAGATGTCTATGTAGCAGCACTTGAAGATGGTACCTACTCAGTTAAATGGAGTACATCATCTAAAAGCTTTATCCCTATGGATGAAGCCACTCTCAAATCTAAAGCCCTCGAAGCCCAGAAGCTGGTCGTAATGAACGATGATGCCACCTTCACAAAGGCTGACATCTTTACATTTACTGATGAAGAACTGGGCCTTGAAGCTGGTTGATCCTATGTTTACCTTGGTTCCCTGCCTTTATTGGTGGGGGACTGAGGGATTAAAGACATCACTCGATAACCTTATATATATAATCTATAATAACAAGATTTAGTAAGTAACTTGGTCATCAACATAACAATGGAGGATGTAATGATATTAGATACTTTAGTATTACTGTTTGTATTAACAGCTGTGATAGGTTCTGTAGCAATATGGGCGTCGTGGAATGAGATAAATGCCAATGAATGGATAGCCAGCAATGTAGATGGTTGCCCGTTCAAGTATAAGTGGCAGATAGCTGATGATTTGTCAGTGTCTCGTAAAGGTATTAAGTTCAGTCATTTAATGGTAATGCCAAAGGCTGAAGTGAGGAAGTTATGGCTGCTCGCCAAGGAGGGTAAGTAAGGTTTCATCAACAGGCTATTGCATACGAACGCCTTGAGTGTTGTACTGGCCTGATTAGCTCTGATGCGTTCTCAGCTGTAATGGGAAGATAGCAGTCGTCGTGTCCACAGACTATAAATAGTG